TGCTGTAATAGCCGAGCATGGCTTGCTCTTCGTCATATTGAGACGGAAGGCAATACGGCACCCATTGCAACAGATCAAAAGCGCGTTCCTCTGCTTTCAGATCAGTCACGGGCAAGGGGCTCCGGCTCTGATGCAATTGCCTTTTGAAGCAGCAGGTTGACCCACCCGGTTCGGGTAACGCCGATGGGCCTTTTCCTGTCAATCTCAGAAATGACCCTGGGGTCAATCAGCACTCTGGTGTTCGTGATTTGGTCCAGTTCCGACATGGTCTGGGGTTGCTTGGCTGCCAAAGTATGCCCATAGTGGGCACACAGCGCAACCCCCTAATGCTTGACCCGGTCCCAGAGCTTGAGTTCCACGAAGGCTTGCACCGTTATCGATGGCGCGGCGAGTGGCTAGCGCACAACGTTTCCGATGTGCTCGACGTTGATATGACGCCGTTCAAGCGAGCAATGATCGACAAATACAAAGACGGCCCCGACGGATGGGCCGCTAGGGGTACTGCAATACATAAAGCACTTGAGTTGCATTTGCAGAATGAGCCGCAAATTGTTGAGGAACGATGGTCGCCGTGGCTTGATCCTCTGCTCGACGATCCGTTTTTTTTGGGCGTCGAAACCTTGGCTACTGAATACAGGGTGATGGACAGACACAAAAGCCTTGGCGGCAGCTTTGATTTCTTGATCCGATTGAAAGAGGAAGGGTTGGAGCCCAGCAAGCAATTGGTGATTCTGGGAGACCTAAAAACGGTCAGCAGCAAAAAAGCAATTGCAGCCCGCAAGCCAGCAACGGCTCAGCTCGGTGCGTACACACAACTTTTAAGCACTGTGCAACCCAACATCACGGTTGGCATGTGCGTCACCGTTGTGAGCGGCCCTGAAAAATGTAAGGTGATTAAGCAAGATCCAGAAGAATGCTTGGCGGCTTGGCAAAGCTCCTGGGATCGATTCTCTGTTGAGCAGCCAGACTTTTGAGCCGTCAAATCAAAATGAAGTGCCCCAAGTGCGGATCATTCCGCGTCCATGTTGTGACGACCAAGAAAACCGTTGATGGCCCCTACGAAACAGTGCGCCGCCGCCATTGCAATAGCTGTGATTACAGGTGGTACACAGCGCAAGAGGCTGAGGTCAACATCGGCCCGTACTTGAACTGGGTTGGCGATCAGGTCAGGGTGCCGACTTGACAGGCATACCTGGGTATGCCACCATGCGTTCAGACGAGAGTCCTATCACCCCATGACTTCCTTGAAATCACGTCCTCGCTACTACAACCCCAGCAACAAGCCTGAAAAGACAAACTTCCTTGTTTGCGCTGTGTTTGGTGTGCTTTTTTGTGCCGCCACTTGGGTCACATTGACCAGCGTTCACAACCAGCAACAGATCACACACTGCGAGCAAGGCTGGCAGCAAGCTTGCAAGGGGCTGAAGTGACACTTATCGACATCACTGCAGCGATTGACATGAACGAGCAAGAGGCTCGTGACGCCGTCAATGACATCAAAAAAGGAATCAACACAGTTCGCGCCAGGATTTATGAACTAGATCGGCGCAAAGGCTGGAAAGCTCTTGGCTATCGCAGCTTTATGAGCTGTTGCAGGGAAGAATTCCCTGATTTACATGCCAGAACGATTGAAAAACATTTAGAGGCAGCGAGAGTCGAAACGGTCCTCAAAAACACCGGCCAGCTGGCCGGTAATCACAGAATTGGGGACACGCCAGGCGCTCACCTTCGTCCCCTGGTCTCGGTCAGAAACGACGATGAAACCTTGTCAGCCGCTTTTACGAAAGCTCAAGACATTGCCAAGGAAGAAAACCAAGGCAAGCTCACTGAAGCCATCGTTACCCGTGCGGTTGAACAGGTTCGCCCTGAATATGAATGGACAGAGGACGAGCTAGAGCGCAAAGCCATTGTCGAAGCTGGCGGCACTGTTGTGGCCAACATGCACCAAGACACAGACCGGGCTTTACTTACTTGGGCGCGTAAAACTGATCGTTTCGTGCGTATTGATCGCAGTAGCCATTGGGGAAATCCATTTGAAATGGGGCCTGATGGTGATCGCGACACGGTGTGCGATTCTTACGAGATTTTCTTTCCTCGTAAATACAGCTTGCATAATCGTTTAGACGAATTAAAGGGCAAAGTGCTTGGTTGTTGGTGTTATCCATCTAGGTGCCATGGCATGTATTTAATAGCAAAAGCCGAGGAAGCAGATGCTGACTTTTAAAGATTGCGTATGCCTTGCTCAAGCGCGTGTTATTGAAGGCAAACGCAAAAAAGCACATGTTTGCACAATTGCTTTTCATCAACCTACAAAAAATTTTGTAAGGCTATGTCTGCCGTTTAACAGCTCTCAAGAGTCGCGAATTAGAAGATGGGACAACTTTTCATTTGTCGGCCAGCCTGACAAAAACGATACAAGAAAGGAAAGCGTTTCATTTGGCAAGCTTTTAAGCGTGCAAGGAAAGGTTAAAGAAAAAGATCGACCAGCTATCCATCGTCAAGTTTTGACAAAGTACAAACACGAGGCAGAGTACAACGAAGAACGTGAATCGATTGGAGTTTTAGTTTTTGACAAAAATACTATCCGCTTTAAACAAAAACCACTTACTGAGCGAGAGGAAGAATATAGAGAGCTTATGTCAAGAAAAGGTCTGTACTTCCCTTCCTACAAGCTTTACATTTGGGGCAAAAGCCCTCAGTTCAAAGGACCGTTTGAAAAGCAATTATTGCAATGGGACTTTTTTGAAGCAATACGAAAAGGTATAGACCCTCTTCATGAGTTCAAAAGATTCAAAGAGCCTTATGCAATTGTTGGCAACATTCCATGGCAAAGAAAATCGTTTATGGCTGTGTCAATACTTTCAGCGCCTCTTGGGTTTGTTAAGTACGCACAAGAACAGCAATTAACAATTAATTAGTACGCATTGATTTTTAATCTAATGACAAACGGTAAATTGTATTTGCAATGGCAACAATGCAAGGCCAGAAATCCTGGCCTTTTATTGCAACTAGCAGGGTTAGCCCGAGAGCTAAAACTGTCAGGTCATAGCCGCTATTCGATGGACGGTTTGTTTCACATTCTCCGATGGGAGACACGCGCAACAACCGGCGACCTTGGCCTCAAGATCAACAACAATCACACAGCTTTTGCGGCCCGTGATTTGATGGATCAATTTCCTGACCTTGAAGGCTTTTTTAAAACACGCGAGCAAAAAGCACGCGGCAATCACGGCCAGTTTCATTAACTTTGGGCGGCTGTAGCGTAAGTCCCGAACCTTGTCTTCTTTCTCTTGGATTCTTTATGCCCTAACAGCTTCACGTTTACCGTTCTTGGCAAGCCTGCCCCACAAGGCAGCAAGCGTCATGTCGGCAGAGGCATTCTTTTGGAGTCTTCCAAACGTTGCAAGCCTTGGCGACAAGACGTTAAATATGCCGCGCTTGAGGCTTTACCTGATGGCTGGTATGCCATGATGGATAAGCCCATTTTGGTCTCGGTCACTTTTATATTCGCCAGACCAAAAGGACACTTCCGCACTAACGGAGAACTCAAGCCAAAAGCCCCTTCTCATTGCACCGCACGCATCGGGGACGTTGACAAACTGAGTCGCGCAATCCTTGATGGCCTGACTGAAATTTGCTTCCAAGATGATGCGGCTGTGATTGCTCTCAATGCTCAAAAACGTTATGCCACAAGAAACGAACAACCTTCCGCCATCATCACCATTGCAGCCATTAGTTGAAGCCTTAGTCAACTTTCACAAGACTGTTCCAGCAATCAACAAAACAGCAAAAGCCCAGTACGGAAACTTTGCTGATCTTGAAACTGTCCTTTCTACTGTCACCCCGCATCTAATCAAGAACGGGTTGGCTGTCTCGCAAGGTTTTGAGCCAAGCAGCCATGACAACAACCCTGTGCTTGTCACACAGTTGCTCCATGTCAGCGGTGGTCAACTCATCAGCCGCTTGCCCATGGTCGTCGGTGGTCGAGGGAAAAATCCACTGCACGACTTTGGTGGAAGCTGCACTTATTCAAGGCGTTATAGCCTGCTTGCCATCCTTGGCCTCACAGCCGACATGGATGTTGACGGTGACTTTGCCGATTCTGCAGAGGCTAAACCAACAAAAGCAGCGCCTAAACCTGCAGCAAAGATTGAAGGCATTGCCGACAAGGATCAACCTCTGTCAAAAGAAGATCGCGAACAATGCCTTGGCCTTGTCAAAGAGCTGACGCCTGACAACCTTGCTCGATTTTGTACGGACTTTCGACGGGACTTTAATCTCGGGCCTGACGCAAAAGTTGCCCCCGCCTTGACGGCCAAGCGTCATCAAGACTGGATGAACGCCAACCTGAAAAACTATGTCTGACGATGAAAAGACAGCACAAGCCAAGCGTGACGAGGAACGGCGTCATCTGCACTTTCAAGTTCGGCTGGACCCCGTCCTAGCCAAAAATGTTCAGCACTACGCTGATCAAAATCACGACGGCGTCAGAAACGCCGCAGTGAAAACAATTCTCTCACAGTTTTTTAAAGGAGTTAATCTCGATGGCTGATTTCGTCCCCGCTCTCACTCACCAAATCAAATGGTCCGTTGGTGAAAACCGCTTTGACACAGAAGGCAAGCAACCCAAGCAGTTGTCTTTGTTCGTAACCAAGCAATCCATTCTTGAGCTTGCGTCTTACCTACAAAAACTGGCTGGCGAATCTGATCGCGTCAAGCCTGGCAAGGTATGGGACTTTGCTAAGAAGGAGGAAATTGAGGTTGAAGGTTTCTACCTCAATGGCAAAGGCCAAACCGGTCAATACGGTGACTTTGGCTCGATCAATCTGCAACAAATTTCAGGCAACAGCGCAGTTGATTTTTGATTGATTCAATGGGCACGGCTAACCACCGTGCCTATTCTTTTGAGATGAGCAAGCCCACGATCCGTCAAGTTGATTTAGAAGACGGCAACGGACTTATTTGGGAAGTGGAGTATCAGGGGATGCTTCGTCGGCATTCTCAAGATTGGCAGGCAATGTGGATTTACACCTACCTGACAAGCCTCTATAACTGCGACAAGACCAACCCTCAATAACTGAGCCATGGCTGCAAATTTGCACTGGACGACTAGGCCAATGGAAGTCATTAGCGCAGCTCAAAACCGCGTGAGGGAGACTATGCACGAATCCAACCCAAAATTAACAACGCTAGAAAAAGCTCTTAGGGTTTCTGCTCTCCGCCAGAGAGCACAGCCTCAAGTAAAGAAATTTGGCCTATAGCTTGCTTCAGCAGCTTTCCTTGATGCCATTGCTGACGGGCCATTGCGACGCATAGCTGAGACAACACATCAACGTTGTCACAGTCTTCAATGGATCTTACTGACCGCTCAAGGGTTAGCTCCTCCTCCAAACTTGGCCTGACTACCATCCAGTCGAAACTGTTCAAGGGCTCGCTTTTCACTGGCGTAAATCCCCTCTTTAAATCGTATGTAATCACCTATAGCGGGGAATAACCAGTCCTGCACTGGCAGGCAAGCTTCCCAATTCAACGGGTGCATACATGAGATCACCACGGTTTGGAAAAAGGCAGTTATATACGACCAATTCATAGGTCATCAACCAAGATCACCCAGCCCGTCCCAGGGCCATCGACTTGCCAACGTGGCTTGAACTCTGATTGCCTTACCTCTACTCGCTCGCCTGCAGCACTTGAATGTCCTCCACGGGCTAAGTCCGGTTTTCCCTTTGGATCATTAACCACCCAGCCAGGATCGCTGCTGTTCTTTCCTGTGTAACCCGTCACAACCGCCCAATGACCGCAGCCGTTTCCGCTGCACATTGGTGGTTCACCCTGCAGTAGATCACCCTTGTGAAACCAACCAACCAAAACAGGTCTGCCCATTTCAATTTCCATCTCGATCATTTCTTCGTCACCATCAATCCGAAACTCAGCGTTCAACCCCAAACTCTCAAGCGTTTTTATTTGTGCCTCAACAGAGGTCGAATCCCCGAACTTGTCACGGATTTTGTTGTACTCATCATCTGTTTTGACACGTCGATAATGCGCTGCAACCATTGCCGCTGCGCTTGAGAAACATTCGCGGTAGCCCTCGCTGCCGTTGTCGAGCTGGCTGAAGTAAGGGATGTAGACCTGCTGATCAATGCCTGATGCTTTCCACGCATCAACCCAGGCGGCATCTTCCTCAAGTAGCTCTTGAGGCAGGGATTCTTCAAGCTGTTTAACAGCGGCAAGTTGGTGAGGAGTGCCACGGAACCAATGGAAGAAGGGAAGTAGGGAAAGCACAATTACGACCCAAACCCACATTTACTTCTCAACGCGATCTCCAGGAAACAGTAGATCTTGCACATACTTACAAGCAACGTCATCAAGCTGGTTGTCAGTTTGCTCGCTGATCTTGATCAAACAGTCAAGTAGCAGTTGCTTTACAGCTTTTGATTTGATGAAGCTAAACAGGATTGGCTTTAGAAGTAAAACCATGACAGCACTGTGTGTGCCGGAAGTCTAAGTCCGATTTGCGTGGCCTTCCAGTCGTGCAACATTCTGCTCTAGGTCTGAGATTCGAGCGAATAGCTCCTGATCCCGAACCCTCAGATCAGCATGGAGCACATCCATTCGTGACGCTAAATTATCGACAGCCGAAGTCAGACGCACCAACGAATCCCGTCCATGCTGTGTCTCACGGTTGACACCTTTGATACCAGAGGCAGCCACGCCTATTGACGCGCCAGCAACAGCAGCCCAGATTTCAACCACCATTCGACCTCTAGCGTGAACTCATCATGGCAGAAGAACAGGGTAAGCAGGAGCAAGAAAACGACAACTCACGATTAGGTGATGTCATCAAAGTTGTCTTGCTTGGCTGGGCAATGGCAATCTTGACCGCAAATTACTTGGGAGTCTTCAAGCAGTCTCTTGACCCCACCTACCCAGCTTCCATTCTTTCTGGCACGGCAGCGTCCTTTGGCCTAGCTGTCGGCAACAATAAAAAGAAAAAAGAAGAGCCTACAATCAAGGAACAGACCTCTACGTCCAAACCCAAATGAGACGTTTTCTCTTCTTATCCTGCCTAACGTTTTTTGCGGTAAGTCCTGCTTCGGCGGATATTACGCAC